GGGTTGCGACCTTGTAATATCTGCAAGCCTCATATTTACATGGGAAACCGCAATCTACACATTGGTTTTCATGCCTAATCGCCATTAAATCACTTCCTTAATAACTATTTTTTACAAATCCTTTTTTCTTGGCACAATCCATACAATAAATGTATCTCCCATGTATTGTCACACCACACTTTCTACATTTGTGCCCTCTCTTAATCGCCATTCCAAATGGTTGACCAAGCAGATAATAACATTCCTTGCAATATGTATAGTGGTCTGCACAATATTTCCCACATCTTTCACAATAAGCCATTCTTTTGTCCAACCTTTTAATATTTTCTAATTTTCATTTGACGCGCCACCAGACTTGAAGATTTTCAACGCTCTCATATCACCACAATTCTTACAATTATTTCTATATGGACATTCCATGTAAGAACTACATATATCACAATATGTATACTTTTCTAAATATTCAACGATCTTTTTTTTATATTATTCCTTAACCACTTGCTAGAATTAAATCTATTTTTTATTTCCCTGTACTTCCAAATCCTCCTATTCCCCTCTCTGTATCCTCTAACTTATCAACCTCATTAAATTCTACTTCTAAATATGGCATTACTATTAATTGTGCAATCCGCTCCTCATGTTTTATTACCCGAACACAGTCTGAATCATTATGTAATGCTACTATATATTCCCCTCGGTAATCAGAATCGCAGATTCCAATAGCATTTGCAGGTCTTAATCCTTGTTCCACAGACAAACCACTTCTAGCAACAATTGCACCGAAATATCCCTCTGGTATCTCTATTGCTATTCCTGTGTGGATTAATTCTGTTTTATGTGGTTCAATCGTTATTGGATTTTGTGTGTACGCATATAAATCATATCCTGCTGCTTGCTTGCTTCCTCTTTTTGGAATAACTGCATCAGCTTTTAATTTCTTTATATTTATTTTCATACTCATTTTCTTTGTTTCCTTTCTTTTACTTATTGGCTTTGTAATTATTACAATGTAATCATAATATAATAGTATTGTTTTCCGTAATTTTTATATTGTTTTGTTCATTTTAGTTTAGGTATTGGATAATATTTAAAATATTTTTTATCTAAAATCTGCATAAATATCTTTTGTATTTTATAAACAGCTTTTTTATCTAAAAACAACCGTGATTCTTTCATACCTTAAAGATATAGATAGCCTGTGTCTTTATATCGTATACATTTTTTATATATTCTTTAAAGTCTTTAGTTGAGCAATTATTTTTTATTTACATCGACACTCTCTGGGAAATTTCTGCATTTTTAGCATCATTATATCTCGTTCGACCATGCACTCTGCTAAACCCCAAATATCCGTTCATCCTGTCGATCTTTGTTATCTTATCGCTGCCACACTTAGGGCAGATATCCATTTCGACTTGTTGATATCCGCAATCCTCGCAATAACACATAGCTAAGTTTACGCCTTCATAAAATCCTTTTTCCATTGCTCTAAGAACAAGTGTCTTAATTGCTGCAACATTATATCCTAAATTATAACGACAATATTGTATTTTTCCTCCATTAAAATATTGCCAGAATCTTTCCTCTTTATCTTGTTTTTCGATAGGTGACATTTGTTCTGTTACATGACAGTGAAAGCTGTTGCTCACATATGGCTTATCTGATACATTTTCAATAATGCCATATAGTCTGCGAAACTGTTCTACTTGTAATCCGCAAAGTGATTCTGCCGGTGTTCCATAAATTGCATATAATATATGATCCTCCTCTTTGATTCTATCAATGTAATTTTGTATATACTGCATTACTTCTAGCGCAAAACTCCCGTCTTCCCGAATAGATTTACCATTGTATAACTGTTGGAGTTCATTCAATGCAGTAATTCCATAACTCATTGTCATTGGTGGAAGAATCGTTTTAATCTTGTCTTCAGGCTTTAAATTGCCGCCATATAAGCCTCCTTCACAAAAAGCAACAGGATTTACACTCGCTCTTAATTCACCCAGATAATCATACGTTCTCTTATGTAGACCACGGATAAGTTCAAGATAATATTCCAATACTTTATAAAAATCTTTAGATTCCTGCCTAGCTTTCGCTAATATCATAGGTAAATGAAGTGAAACTGCACCTAAATTTCATCCGCCCTCAAATATTGGTTTATCATTTTCATCTACTGGATACATGCCACCTTTTTCATACCAAGGTGACAGAAATGCTCTACAATTGTGACTATAAATCCCACTTACTTCAAAATGCTCGCTATCAGTTGTTACATCATAACTATACATAGTAGTTTCAACTGGTATAACTTCAATCACTTCTGCATTTGTATTATAATGATTTGACAGCATTTCTTCATAACGATCAGTTTTTTTATCACAAACTATATAATTTAACAATTCTTCTATTGGATAAAATTCTATCCTATATCTAATAGCGTTTGGATTTTTCTTTGTGAAATGATTATGGTATATTTTAGCAGGCATACCAAGTGCTTGTGCTAATGCCATTTGCTGTAGAGCTAATTCTTTATTTGTAGAACCAATTTGAACGACAGATCCACCATGTGAATTATCATTAATATATCCATCAGCATCTATCATTCCTGCCAAAAATGCCAATTTGCTTTCATAACTCCATGAAAAAACTTCATTTGGAATGTGTCTATTTATTTTATTAATACCACCAAATTTCTCTGTCAAATAATTAATGGTTCTTTGTAAATTATTTTTATCATCCGCAATTGCCACTAAATCTTTATAAACACCCTTTTTACCACGTTCTTGAAGAACTGTTTTTGTATCTAAATCAAAATATTTTCTAAATACAGAATGAAACTTCGCTTCAATATCATCTTCTCTTTCTGCTGCTATTGAAGCGAAAATATGATTGGACTGATAACACCCATCACAAAGCAAAAAACCTAACAACCACGCCTTATCATTGTTGAACATGATATTTTCTTCAGTATATTGAGATGAATTGATAAGAATTTTTTCACCACAACAAAGTTCTTTAGTTGGTTTTGTCTTATTGTTTTGTGTTGTCATAGGGTGATCAGATGTGCATAGTAATCTTCTGCCATTTGATAGATATAAGTCCACCCAATCATCTGAAACATTTCTTATAATTCTTTCAGTATTTACAAATCCCTTTTCTGTATCATAAATTTCTACATTTTTTAAATCCATATATAAATGTGGTTGCCCTTTTATTTGCTGATGAGGTTCAAAAAAGTCAGACAATCTATTCCACATTCTTTCAAATGCTTCTACATATAATTGTCCATTGTATCTATAAGTAATAATCTCCTTGCCATCAACACACCCCATAGGACTGACAACTCTGCCATATTTCTTATACATCTCCGGCACATATCCTACTCCTGTTAATGAAAGCCAGTCAGGATACATTGTTTTACTACTGCAATTGATTCCAGCGTTAAATATATCTGCATTTGGATATTTTTCACTGCCATCTCCATGTAAATTTTCATCATACAAAAATACAATCTTTGGGAATAATACAGGGCGTTTAAATCCTCTTTTGCCTTGACCTTCTTTATGTATATTTAATAGAGTAACTGCCGCCATTTTGCCAAATTTATCAGATGTAAGTCCAATGCTCATTGTAACAAATGGATAATCACCCCTTGACGATCCAACTGTATTTAATTTGTATTCTATTCCCTGCCAACCTTGTTCAAAATCACGCTGCACCTTATTCATTGCCCATTCTTCTGCGCTGGAAGTATTATTTATTTCTACATTGTTGTCTTTTTCAATATTTCCGCAGATATCCGCATATTCTTTTCTATAATGCCAGTATGATTTTTCTGCATAAGGCGCAAGTATTTTATCTACCTCTGGTACTGTAAACCCACCATACTGCTGTGCTGCTGTCGAAAGAATAATATCTCCCATAACATCAAATGCTGTATCCAGTGTATTTGGCTCATTATACCAGACATTTCCCATTTCAAAGCCATTTTTCATGACCTCTCCAATTCTAAAAAGACAGCAGTTAAACGTGTCCAGTCTTGCACTTCTATCATGAATATAAATATACCCGTCTTTCATTGCCTGTTTTTCGTCCAGTGTCAGAAAGAATTTCTTATACAATTCCCCATTTAGTTCATTGAATATCAGGCTTCTTTTCGTTGCAACTAACGCAGAATCGGTATTTGCATTATTTCTGTCCCCGATATACCTGATTGCCTGACTTCTCTTGTAGACCTTATCCATCATATGTACAAAATCTTTTTTATAATTTCTATATTCTTTATACATCTTTGCAACAAGAGGAAAATGTTCTTCTAATACTGCTTCTACAATATTGTGCATTTCATAGATTTGTGTATCCGTCATATTCCTTTCAATCAATTTATCCCAAACAGCATTACAAATTATTTGGTAATCTTCTTTTGAAAGATTTATCATCGCCCTTTGCGCAGCTTTGTTGCAGGCATTAATTATTTTCTGTTCATTATACTTTTCTAATGTTCCATCTTTTTTTATAACTTGCAATTTTCTACCTCTCAATTTCTTTTAGTCAGATTTTCTGTTTCATTTTTGCATTATATAAAATCCATATAAAATAATTCTTTATCTTTTAATATTTCCCTGTCCACCATCACGCAGATTTAATGTCCAATGTGTATCAATACTGTCACAATCAACATGAGTTGGAACTCTTTGAATGCTTTCTATAATATATTCTTTATTATTTAGTGTCGCTGTAATGAAATTATCAGGTTTAACTAATAACTCCCTAGCCAACACATGGCTTGTACCTATATAACTTATTGTTTACACCTCCTCTTTAAAGTGTTTTCTGAATTTCTTATAATACTTTATCCTTGCAGTTCCATTCTGCATCGGGAGTAAAATTCTTTCTAACAACTATCTTCCCAAATGGTGTATTTTTATTGTGGCGCAGACACGCAATATGCGGGCATTTACGGATTCCACAATACACAAATCCTTTCAGTTCAGATTCATTTTCTCTTTTATTCATTAAAAACCACTTCCTTTAAAAAAGACTTTACTGTTTCATATAATTCTTTTTTATCCCCATTATTTTCAATGACATAATCATATATGAAATTGTACACATTTTTATCCGATGCATTGGAAACGATATGTTCAACAGATTCCCGTTTCACCAATATTGTTTTGGCATTAAATTCTTTCACTGCACGGCTTATTTCTTCTGGTTCACGAATATGTAAGAATAACAGTATACTTTTGTTATCTTCTGTTTTAAAACCATCTACTTTATCTCTCAAACTTTGAAATGGCATATCATTATAATTACCCGCCAAAGCTTTTAAGTCTGATAAAAATTTCCTGTTTTTCGCTGTTTTACTACCATTCCAGCCAATTTCTCTAGCAATTTCTTTTATTTTATCTATCGAAGAAAAATTAATAACCGTATCGAAACGTTTTACTTTGTCATTTAATTCTATTGTTACATATGAAACAAATGTATCCTTGCCTACACCACCGGAGCCGTTAATAATAAAAATCTGCTTGTCCAAATTTAACTATCCTCCCAATTAAATAGTATTTTGAAAATTATAATGTGTTACCAGTTTCTTTTCAATTATGGACTTCCTTGTTCTGAAAACCTATAAAAACAATTATCATAATTATATTTCACTCATCTACTTCATCAATAAATATTAGTTCCTGTGAATATGGCAACGTTCTTACCCATGAGATAAAATTAGGTTTTTCATTATCATCCTGTCCCGACCACTCATTTAACTTATGTAATCTTCTCTGTCCTTTGCTACATATTGCAAGTAAATTTTCATATGACATAGTTACAGTTCTTGTTTGTAGCCAAGACTCAGGAAGCCATCGTATAAGTTCTTTCCAAAACTTCTTATTCTTAGTGTTAAAATATTCTTGCCGTAAACCTTCTAAAAACGTTATATAATTTCCAATCCCATATCCATAATATTCTCCATCATCTGTAAGTGGTAATTCAATGAGAAATTTATCATCAGATATACAATCACAATCATCAATTTCAAAACATTCCATTGTAATAGGCGTGCTTGCCAGCTTATGCATTGTACTTGTGCTATTAGCAACTGTTCCAACTTTATATGTATCAAACTCTTTCCACCAGTATAGTGGAGCTGTAATATCAACTGACACAAATATCTGACGCATAAATTTTCTATGTTCTGCTCCTGCTCTAATAAGCTGCTGTGCAAGTTTCATATCATTAATGCCAATAATAGGTGCTTCTAGTGCATAATCATTTGGATCGTGTTTACTACATTCATCACATAAATTATTATGATTACAATTTTCACATTGGTTATATCCAAACATACTATCATTTTTATCCCATGAACCCATAGGATTTCTCATACCCCTTAATGCATTTCTAAATCCATATACTTCTGTATTCTCAAATTTCATATTTAAACCTCACTCTTAAACTCCTTCATTTCTGCTTGAAATTTTCTACATTCTGCTACATTATCTGAAATTATTCTTACATATGTATCATCTGATAAATTTAAGGCATGAACACCTAAAATTGATTTAGCGTCTACTACTGCCCTATCAGTTAAAATATCAATATCTGATTTGTAATTATTTGTAATCTTTATAAATTTTTTAATTTTATCAATATCAGTTAGCCTGATTTTAATTTTATACATATTGTTCATATTTCCTTGCGCCCCGCGTTTACCATAACACTATTACACTATGATTTTAAAAAAAATTTGTACTAAATTATTTACTCCTTATATTCTCTCCATGCCACTATTGCGCTTCTGTAAAAATAGTCAAAATCTCCCCTGTAACACTTTCCATTCGTCTTAAATCTTCCATTAAAAGTAATTGTTCCAACATATTCCATTTGCGGAAGCAACGGACAATCATTTGAAGATAATAAGTATACTTTTGTGTCTAATGGGCAACTGTCCATATCATAGTTCCATTTTGTTTTCATATTTATTAATCCTTAAATTTTCAGATATCATATCGCATATTTCATGTTTTTCATCAAGAATCAAAATTAATCTCCCATCTGAATCTGCTCTTTTGTATGTTGTGAGGAAGCACAACTTTGCTCTGATTTCTTCGTAATCTCTTAATGTTGCTTTATCCTTTGTAAAGTCCAATATAATTCCATTTTTTAAGTGTAATCTTTGTTTGTTATCGTGAGCACACTCAATATTGTATAAAAGTCTTTTATATTTGCTCATTAAAAACCATTTAATTTTTGTCATGTTAATTCCCAACCTTCCTTTAATATTCCTGCACTGTCAAATAAAATAATACTTCTTTGAATCTCTGCCCTAATACAATATTCAATGCTTTATTCATCCATAATCTGCTTTCCATTCTCATGAAAAAAGGTGTATTCACCATTTTCTAATTTAAAACCTTTTTGTATTATGATCTTCGTTCCGTCTGGATTAACAAGACAGCAATATACCTTATGATTTTCTGTTTCACTCTCAAGAAAATTATTAATAATGGATTCTGCCTGTAACATTAATCTTTCATTATGCGCCAGTGCGGTAAATATACCCATAATATCCCCCTCCTTTATTTTCATCTGATAAAATCATATCAACTAATTTCTTCTTGATATCACCCATTTATTTATGATATTTTCACTAAAATCAACTTTTATCATTTTCAAATAATTCAAAACGATATCTTTGTTTAATCTGTGGATATTTTTCTTGATCAACTTCTGCCATAAACGCATTATAAGGTCTTGCAAAAACGTTATATTCTCCACTTTTATCATCCTTATATAATGCACGATAAACAACTAATTTTTCATTTGTTTCTGTATGTATGGCTATTGCTTCAATAATGTACAAATGTTTCATACTATGTTCTTTATCTTTTACAAACTCACGTTTAAAATGTTGCACAATATTGCCTTCTTTTGGTGGATTAGTCCTTGCTCTTGCGCTTGTATAATCTACTGAATATTCTATATTTGCTGCCGCTAGTTTTGCGAATAAGGTTTCTATAGTATCAGCAGCTTCTCCAAAAATGCAAGATAAATTTCCATCAATCCTGTCGTCCTTAAAAATCCTCTCATAGTTTCTCAATTCCTTTACCTGTTCGCCAATCACACCACGCTCATTTTCCTTAACTATCTCAAAACATTCTTCTAACCACCCGAACACATTATCCAAATCATATGAACTATATCCAATGTGAACCTGCCCATCCGCCAAATCACGATATTTTATTTCATAATACGGTTTCTCCTTTGTCCCATGCACGACAATCTCTGCATTCGACACTTTTATCTTTTCCATACACCCATTCAATACTTCACTCGTTTTTCCCATTTCCCTATCATCTCCTAAATCAATCCTTCATTCAGCTTTTCAAGGCTAATTTCTATTCCGTCAACTTTTTCACTTTGTACACTTTTTACATCTACAATTGCAAGTGAAGACTTATTAAAATCTTTCTTATCAACCAAAAACGCAAAACATAATCCTTCATCTTTTAATGCTTTTTTCAAAAGTTCTAAATGTAATGATATATATTCTTTTTGTTCGCCTGACATTATAATCTCCTATCTCATATCATTTTTTTAATATTTCTGTTAGTTCTTTTATTTTTATAATTTAATCAAGTATTCTCCTTCCTCGTAAAATATTTATATCATTTTTTAATTTAGTATTTACATTTTCACATAAATATGCTATAAATATATAGTACAGTATGAACAAATGAGTTACTCTCTCTATTAGGGGGTAAAAATATGGTTTTAATGACAATTTCAATAACAATGACACCATCAATAATCAGTTTATTCGCAGATATAGCAACTATTTTAATGTTTATAGATTTTTTAATCAAAAAGTAATACAAAAGTATATTTCGTAAACTTGATATAAGAATTTGAACAAAACTAATTGTACATGGATGTTGAATAATACTAGTTGTAAAGTCACTATTGATATATAGTTGTTTGTAACCCGTAAATCAGTAACTAATTTGTTCATACTTTATATTTGTAAAATTATAAATTTAACAAATATATCTATAAAATAGAATTTCTAGTCATTTTCTCCCATCTCAAATCTTTTTTAATATTTCAACCACCTATCACCATTACCCTCTTTAATATCTTTCTTCTCATTTACGTTAATACCTACTGTTGTTCTTTTACCTAAATTTGTCCCGTCCGTTGGCTGATATTTCGCACCTTCTTTCTGTGGATACATAAATTCTATCATTGCAAAATTAGCTACATCTGCAAGAAATTCTGTATTTCCTGTAACTTCATATTCTTCCAGCTTAGCTTTTAATGAAGCAATTGCTTGAAGTCCGGCAACCATTTTATAATTTTGGCGGACATCCCCAAACTTATAATAACTTGTAACCATCATTTTCTTTCTAATATCATCAAACTTCTCGCTATACTGCGTTTTTAATAATTCATCTTGATACATTCTTATTCTCCTAAAATACAATAATAATCATCTATTATTCCGTTATTTTTATAATGTTCCATATCTAAAATTGCATCATTTATTGTTTTAAAACCACATGAACAAATATGCCCTTTTGATAAATTTACAAAGTGATACTTTTTATCTGTTCTGTTATACATAATTGAAACCAGTACATCTCCTTGTTGTCTTTTTACGAAATATATATTTTTCATTATTCCTGCCACAATCTCCCAAAAATAACTTCTAAACTTTATTAATCAAAGTTAATTTTATTTAATATCTGGTATAGTTCCCTAATTACTTTTGCATCGCGTAACGCGTTATGTTTTTCTCCTTCTACTGCATGTTCTTTATAGTTGTCCCATAAAATTATTTCTCTTGATTTATCAAATGCCGTTTGCAAATCAATTTTATAATATCTCGCAATATCCTGATTAATGTCATAACAATTTGGGCATACATTTTCGGGTAAATTGAGTGCACTGCCAAACAAATCAATTAATAAAACCATATCATAATGACATACATCTGATACTAATTCTACATTTTCAAACTGTTTAAACCAATTTCCAAGAGTTACCGCAATATTATCTTTTGTTCCAATATGATAATTAGGAATATATTTTTTATCAGACGGTAATTTTGTAATAATTAAATTAGCAATTACATTTTCTTTAATCCAATCATCACATTGCTCTTTATCATAGTCTGTTAGTTCTGCATAAAAACTTCTTCTATCCTCTGAAATTAAGCCAATACTAATCAAAGTTGTGTTTTTATGTAATCCTGTAAATTCTGTATCAAAAAATATTTTCAAAACTTTTACCCTCCTTTATCAATAAAAGTCCTATTTCATTGCCATATTTGAACTATATATAGTGGTTGTTTGTTCTATGTAGCCACTATATATAGTCTTATTACTACACCATTTCCTTCTCCAACATCATCCATGTATTTCTTTTATTATGGCTTGTACGAATACATTGTAAAAATGCGTTTGGTTCAGCCAATAACAAACACCTTTTCTTTGCTCTTGTAATCAGTGTATAAAGCATACAATTATCCAGCAATTGATGATGTGTATTATCAATGATTCCAATCACAATCTTTCTACCTGCACCCTGTAACTTATGTACAGTCATTGCATAAGAAAGATCCAACGCTGCCAGTTCTTTCCTTGTGTACTCAATCAGTTTATCCTTACCAAAAATATCAGTATATGTTACTACGCAATAGTCTTCTTTCTTTTTACCATTTTGTCTTTCACTGATTTCTGTTATATATCCTATTTCTCCATTAAACACATTTTTATCATAATCATTTACTGTCTGCATAACTTTAGCACCTAGCTTGAATGTCATCTCAAACCCAGATATACTTTGCAGCACATCTCCTAACAACTTTTCCTGAATCGTTTTATTCAGTTCATTTGTGCTGTTCAAGCAATCTTTTCTTCGCGGAACTGCAATAACTACATTATCAATTCCATCAGAATCTACCGATTTTAGAAATGTCTTAACTGCAATATCAAATAATGACTGCCTGTTTGTGCGGAACATATAGTACATATCCTGTAACTCACCATGAATAATTCTCGGTTGCAGTTTTTCAGTTATAGGGTTAATGTTCTCACGAATCAAATTTGCATCCATCGGAATACCAGACCTCTCAGCCTGCCTCATTTGCTTAACCAATTTACTTACTATGGTATCATCAAACATTTCTATTAAATCCGAAAATACATTACCAAATCCTATTGGGGGCAACTGCTTATGATCGCCAGAAATAATAATTCTTGTATTATCACCAATCGCTTCTAACCAATGTAGAAACAAACTTGCATTTACCATACTTCCTTCATCAAGAAATGCAACACTTGTAATCAAGTGATTATCTTTATTAAAATCAAATTTATTCAATCCCTTACATCCCAACGTCCTATGAATTGTCATAGCAGGAAATGATGTTGCTTCAGTTATTCTCTGCGCCGCCATAGCTGATAAAGCCGATGCAGTTAGTGTAAACTGATTTTCTGTATATACCTTTACAATCGCCCTCATAATAGATGTCTTGCCGACACCAGCTTTCCCAGTTATTAAACTAACTGTTCTATGCAGACTCTTATTAATTGTGTCAAGCTGTTCTATAACATACTGGAAACCTTGTTCTTCCTCTGCACGTTTAATCACCTGTTCTATTTTTTCATTGGAAATATTTATGTCTGTTTGTTTTTTAGATTTTTCGAGTAATATATTATAAATCTTCATCTCAATATCATAATAATACTTCAACCCCACTTTATCTTCTGTTACGTGTAAAAACTCATTATTTTCTAACAACCAATCGGTTTTATCAGCACATTCAGGAACACTATTACTTATCGCTGACTTTAGTATTTTAATTGAACACCATGTATGACCACTGCTTTCTCCCAAATCTGTGAAATAGTATTTTATAAATGCAACCAATCTTTCAGTGGTATTTATAAGTTCTGGTTTTAATTTTAAGGCTAAATCATCAATCTTTTTGAAACCAAGTCCATTGATTTTTGTCAAAATATACGGATTTTCTTCTAACTGCTGTTTTAATAATGCTGGATTAGGTTCATCTGTAAGAAGTTTTTTAATCATCGTATATGTAACACATAATGGCTTTAACATAATTATAATATCTGAAATTAGATAATTATTAATGATCTTATCCTTTATCCTGCACCAAGTAAGTTCTCTAACCCCTTTTACTAAACCATAATCAATATCTTTCAACGTACCATTTGCCACATCGTTTACTACATTCGGGTATACACTTATTAAATTCTCCGCAATCCAAGGTGAAATAATGGATTGCAAAAACATTAACTGTAACTCCTTTGTTTGTGGTATAAGTGCATATATTGCTATTGGTGTATACTGATGACCATATGTTTTGTCATACTTATACTTTGCCTTTATCATATATTCTCCACCAATAACCAATTCTTGCATTTTACCAGCCAAACAACTGAACTTCTTATCTGGATCAACTTCTTTACTATCTTCCAAAGGAAAATCTGTTTTCGTTTCTTTCGTATATTGAGGAATGTCATCATTTGTATAAAAACCATATACTCCCCAATCGGTATCTGAATTATAGTAGCGTTCATAAGTTATGACCGCTTTAAACTTTAAAATATCTTCATCATTTTCAAACAATTTTATACCACTACTCCTTTCTTCCTTGCATACTCAAGCCACTCATTATAAGTTTTAACTTTTTCTATAATTACTTTTTCTTCACTATCCCTTTTGCAAAGAATTGCTATTTTCTGCCCCTTTTTTATTAAATCTTCATATTGTTTTAATTGTGAATGCCAAACAATGCCTTCAACTAATCCGAAGCTAGAGTAAATATTTATATACGCAAACTGCTTACCATTTTTGTCTTTTTTCTTTTGCACCTTTGCAATAATTCCTACTAATGTACACTTCTCACCATCTGAAATATCTTCAAATGGTGTTAAAAAGGTATAAGCAGCATCAAAGGGATTATTATGAATAAATACTTGTAACGTTTCAAATTCCCAAAATTCTTCATTTTCAAGATATTTTTTATTTTCCTCAATATATTTTTGAAACCGCACTTTTGAATTTTCTTTAAATTGTTCTTTTCGTAAACGATTATATTCTTTGAGAAGTGCATCTTTATCATAAACAGCTCGTTTACCTTTTGTTCCTAAAATGTATTGACTTAAATCTATCCTCCATTCGTCTTCTAACTTTTTATAAGCAGGAAGTGTTGTAACTTCTGAAAATTGTAATGGTTGATATTGTGATTTTAAATAACTGATTAACTTCTCTCTTTTATTCTTACATGGTATGGCACCAGCTTTTATTAAGGATATAACCTGTGCTTTTGTTAATGGTACTCTCTCTGTTAAATCATTAAATGATTTAAAGTCACCATTCGCATTTCTTTCTGTTAATATATCTTTTGATAAAGTTTCACCAATACCACTGATGGCTGATAGTCCAAATAGAACTTTATTATCATTTACTGTAAAATTCATAACCGATTTATTAATTTGTGGCGGTTCTACATCAACATTAAAATATTGAGCATCTAATATGTATTTATTAATTGCACCTGCCTTATCCTTGTTCTGATTAAATAATGCTTTAAAGAAATATGTTGGGTAGTGTGCTTTAAACCAAGCAGTTTCAAAACAAAGAACAGCATATGAATAAGAATGTGATTTGTTAAAAAGATAGCCGCCTTTTTGAGATAACTCATCTGCTATTTTATTTGCTACAGCCTTTGAATAACCATTTTGTATAATTTCTCCACGAAGAATTTCAGATTCCTTTTGTACTAACTCTGGTATTTTTTTACCAATAGCTTTTCTAAATAAATCAGCACCTCCATATGATCTTCCGCCAAACTTCTTAACAATATCGAGAAGTTGCTCCTGATAAATCATACAGTAATTTGTATCTTTGAGTATTTCATCCATGTCTGGATGAATAGATTGTGGTCTACTTCCACCAGAAGCCATTTCAACATATTCATCCAATGCCCCCATACTATCAGGTCTATACAATGCCAATATAACAGAAATAACCTCAAAATCTAACTGTTCAAGTTTCGGTTTTAATCTTATAAGCAAATCTTTCATACCAGCAGACTCAACTTGGAATACACCATTTGTTTTACCCGTTGCTAATAATTCATATGTCAATTTATCATTTTCAAATTCGGGATTATTAATATTGTAATCCCACGGATTTAAGTGCAAATCATTCTTAATTTCTTTTACAAAATTTAATGTAGTAACACCCAATAAATCAAATTTTACTATTCCAATATCTTCTACATAATGTTTATCTACTTGTATTATATGTTCACCTTTAGTCCCAATTTTCATTGGCATATAATCATTAATATTTGTATCAACAATACCAATACCACCAGCATGAATAGAAACTGTTTTTACTCTGCCACTTAGATGCTTTGCTATATCAAATAATTCTGTATATTGAGGATTGTCTATCAATATTTTTGAATTAACTTTAATACAATCATCCCACTTATCAAAGGTAAATTTCTGTGAAAGTTTTTGCATCTGATTATATGGAAACCCAAGAATTTTACCAACATCTGTAATTGCCACACAAGGAGTAATATAAGAATAATTTATAATCTGACATACTCTATCTTCTCCGTATTTATCAACTAAATAATCAATAATTGCATCTCTATCTCCAACGTCTGTATCAATATCTGGAAGTCCCACACGTTCAGGGTTAAGAAACCGTTCAAAAATAAGCCCATATTTAATAGGATCAATATCCGTAATATGGCAGCAATAGCACACTAATGAACCGGCTGCACTCCCCCTACCTTTACCAACTTCAATGTCTAATCTTTTTGCCGCTTTAATAAAATCCCATACAAATAAGAAATATCCATCAAATCCCATTGAGTGAATAACACTCATTTCATAATTAAGTCTATTTCTTCTTATCATTTGTTCTTCTTCACTTAATTTATCATATCCTCTATCTTTCCATCCTTGATTAACCAAATACCATAAAAACTCATTATTATCACTATATCCTTCTGGAAGCGGAAATGTTGGTAACTGTGGTTGCTGAAATGGCATATTTACTTCATCAATTAAATCAGCTACCTTATTTGTATTTTCAAGTCCAATACAAACATTATCATATCCAATTTGGCAATCCATACATTCATGAATTTCTGCTTCGGATTGCATATAACAGCCTTCATATACTTCACTGTTCTCAATTGCATTTTTATCATTATTACTACTTTTTCTTCCTATTTGAATAAGTTTATCTTGATAATATAAATCTTCCTTTTTAGAAGCATGACTATCTGTTGTTATAATAAACGGCGTTCCCGTTCTTTTTGATAACTCTAAAATCTTTTGATTATATGAGTACTGATCTTCATGACTATGGGACTGCATTTCGAGATAAAAATACGGAAATACATTTTTATATTCATTGATATATTCTACACACTTTTCAAAATCAGATTCTCTTGCCAATTTACCAGCTAAACAAGCCGAAGATATTATAAAATTTTCTGCATAAGGTTTTAAATCATTAATTGTGCAACGTGGTTTAAAATAAAATCCTTCAAAGTTACTCTTTGTGATAACCTTATTTAAGTCCTTTCTTCCCTGTTCATTTCTAATAAGACAGATCAGATGAAAATATTTATTATCTTTATTTCTTATTTCAATATTTTCACATTCATATAATTCACATCCATAAATCATTTTAATTTCAGGATAATTTTTTTTGATTAAATCAAAGTAAATATGACTATATACATTTCCATGTTCAGTGATTGCAAATGCCTTTAGTCCAATTTCTTGTGCTCTATTCAACATTTCTTGTGGGCTTCCATATCCATCTAGTAATGAATAATATGTATGGTTATGCAAAGAACTGTACATAACTTACCTCCTACCATTCCTCATCATCTGAATTATTTGTACTAACCACAACAACATCTTTTATAATTATTTGTGGTATTCTAACCCCGTTATATTCGTTAATTGATGGTTTTCCTATAATATTAAAAACCATATTATCACTTTCATCCCATGCATTTTGAATCCAGTTATACAGTTGATTTCCTTCTTTACATTTACATTGAATATATTTAATCTCGTGAACCATAAAGCTTATGATGTCTTCATTCTTACCAAATATCTCAAACTGCTCTTTTGTAAGACTTATATTTTCAATGGCAAGCATTGGTTCATCAATGCCTTGTCCAATAATATCTTCAAGCCTTGCTAAATCAGTTACAATTTTTACGGTTACATCATCAACATCCATAATAAAGTCAACTCGATATGTAGAATCATAATCAATTTCTCGCAAAATATCATTGAGTTTGTTTAATGCGTCATCTTTTTTATCTAAATCAAGGTTAACCCCAAAAGCATTTGCATGACCTTTTCCAAAATTAAAAACTTTTGTACTGTTTACTATATCCTTGAAGCTATCAATAGGACTGTTGTCAATATTTCTTGCACTACCACCATAAGAAATTACCCTCTTATTATCAGAAGAAACGAATCTACCAGTACTAGCGTCATATTTTATATTTTCATTTTTATTCATTAAAAATTTATTTAACAAAATGCATGGTTTATTGAACATTTCAGCAATCTTTATAGCAACAACACCTGTTAATCCATTGTCAAGAATATCCGAAGTATCAATCATAACTACTTTATTTTCTTGTGAAATATGTTGTGCAATCTCTGCAATTTGAGATACACATTTTTCTTTCTGTTTATCCTGCCTACTTTTGGCGTTTTTACATAGTCTAGCCGCTCTGTCATATATATTTTCTTGAATTACTTCAGCAGGTTTATCTTTAGTGGCACGTTTCTTATATTCAAAAAACTCATCCTGTTCAATAAACGCCCTAAATAATAATTCCTTTTCTTCTGGTAAACCAATCCTGATCATTCCGTTCAAAATGGGAGTAATATACCATTGGACATTATGTATATTTATCTTGCCACCCATACTGTAGTTCTGTGCATCAATAAGGGCTTTAAAGCATTTATTTTGGATATTTAATAATCCTATATCAGTTAGATACCTTGTTTCAAAAGAACGCATATCCATTACATCACTTATGTTTGCTAATGCGCATAAATCCAAATAATCATCTGCAAACTCATTCCAATTTTCTTCATCTAATGCCTGTAAGAAACGATATACAACACCAGCTCCACATAGATTTTTATTGGAATAATTGTTGCTCATTTGATTATTGACAATTACTGCATATGGATTTTCTTCTTCTTTTTCATGATGATCTAATATTAAAATATCCATCCCATATTTCGATAACGCCTTGCATTGATTTGTATCATTTGTCCCTGCATCTGGAATAATCAATAATTTTATGTTTTCGGGAATAATTACATCATCTGATAGTCCATGTGCCTTTGATCTTCCATGTAGTATATAGTCAACAGGATAATCGCTATCCATTTGTTTTATGTACAAATACATCATTGCAGCGGAGCAAAATCCATCTGGATCTTCATCAATCAATATTCCAATTTTATTTTTTTGATTATAATGTTTCATGAACAGACAAGTTGCCTTTTCAATATTATCTAAATTTTGATATGGTTCAATAACACTTTCATCTAAGTTTAAATATTTATTGTAATCATCTATTCCTCTATTCTTAAGAACTTCTGCTAATATATTAGAAGTATTATTATTTCCATTTTCATATAGTTTGTATTGCAATTTTATACCTCCCTATCTCAATTTATAAATATTATGTTCCACCATATACTGCCATTTTGCAGGATTATCCGAAGGTGACTCATGTTCACTCAAAATATTATCCTCATCATACATATAGAACAAAGGAATCCCATCAGGAAATCTATCAGCTAACCTTTCTAACTCGTCTTTTGTAACGTCTTTATCAAAGCAAAAGATAATCATTACCCCAAGTCTAATAAGCATATCTATCTGATGTTGCGATAATTCCTTACCCCCTGTTCCTCCGCTGTTTCTATATGAATAACTCCATAATTGCTGTGTAAATTTCTCACTTTCTCCTACGAATATCTTTCCAGATGATTTTATGTAATCAATAGTTTTGTATAGTCCATAAATGATTTTTGATCTCGCACATGGCTCTAAATAAATATATTTGTTTTCATGAGTCGGAACATTTCTATCAAAGTATCTCCCCTTTACCCCAACTAAGTCACCAATTTCTGAACGAATAGGAATTGTATATCTATTACTTTCTTCATCAAAGCCAATTTCAAATTCTTTTTGTGTGGAATAATCTATGTTATCTTCATAGAACAAATCATTACAATATCCTTTATAATAGGAAAGTACACTTTCACTAATTGGCTTTAATGGTTTCTCCTTTTCTATATTTGTATTAGAACTCATGTCATCAAGCATTTTTAAAATCTTGAAACTTTCTGGAATGTCTTCTTCAAAGTCATGGTAATACGACATTCCAATTTCATCACATATAAACTGTAATCCTTTTGGAAAAGTTGAATCTTTCGTATAACAGACCAAATCAATAATGTCAGTCTTTCGATTTGTTCTAATCATCTGTCTTGTGTAGTTCTGACACATTAAATATTCGCTGTTATATAAAACAACTGCTCCATTGTTATCACCTGTTGCGTTTGCGCAAGTCCAATAACCGTTTGAAGCATGATATTTGATATGGTGGCAACCAATGGACTCTAGGATTTGCTCAGCATATCGGTTTTCATATATGTAATTTTTTAATTCTTTTACATCCAAGTGCCACCCTCCAAATTATTCTGTACTTTTCGGTTTTTTAATAATATAGCCTATATTTTTCCAAATATTAAAATTGAGATCTATTTCAAACAACATAATCTTATCTTTGCTTCCAGCCCTGTTTTTGTCAGGTTTAATACAAAAGTATTGCTTTTTTAGGTCTAAATCTTCTGTAACAGGTTCACCCCAACTATCATTTTCTGCGACCATTTGGTATTTGTAATATTCATCTTTACTCAATTTCTTACCAATATTTAGAATGTCTACAATATGTTTTATCTGCTTTGCATTTGCAATATTGTTACTGCTTAAACTGAAAATATCTGTAAACACGGTATCATCGCTCAATTGAAAGACTGCATAGCCACTCATTCTTAAATCTTTTGTCAATTCTTTCAATCTTGTGGCAAACTGTTTTATCTGTGACCAATCATCTGTGTTATATCCTTTTAACGTGTCATATCCATAATATTTAATGTTTTGAACCATTTTTGCTTTACGCAACTCAAACTCAATCTGTTCTGGACTGTAATCATTACCAACATCTTTAAACAAAACTTTCCCCTTACGGTCAGAACTGTCAATCCACTCTGTCACAGCTTTTACTTGCCAATATTCCTCTGATTCTTCCTGTACTCTTTTTATGTATTCTTCATCAGATTCTGTATAGATTCCAAATTCATCTATTTTTCTTCTGATTATTTCTCCCTTTTTATCGTGATACACACCAAGAACAATTTCTTTTTCTGGTTTTTCAAGTACAACACCATGTAAATCCTGAAATTCCTTATTATTGATAACCGTTGTTATTAAACAGCTTCTTAAATCTTCCTCATCCATTTCATTACTCATGAGGAAAAAGTTTTCATTTTGCACGAGTGCTACGTAAGCTGCCAACAATACCAGTTTTCTCGTTTTCCCCTCATTAGATAAGAAACCCTCAAATAGTAGTTTTGTATCTCTCATGCCAAGAAAATATTCATTATACATATACCAAGGGAAAGGTAACCCAAAATTAGGTTTTTTAAGATACTTATCAATTTGTACTGTATTATTATCTGTAAGTTCTACTGCTTCCTCACCTGCATTGATAACGGTATGTATCTTGTCTGCTTTTGTGCGGATAATCCTATATATATCATTTGGTGACATCTTATCGAAATTCTTATGGGACAGAATCTTTTCAACAGGAAATCCGTTTCTTCCATACTCTCTTACAAGAGAATACTTTTTGACTGTATCAAAATAATTTTTACAGTCGTTTTCATCCGCAAGATTCATATATTGCTGCATGGTCTTCCAGCCTTTATATTGCTTATATATACTTAATCTCTCTGAATTTTGACTCATAAATACATTCATTTTTGTTTCATCTACTGTCTGTGAAAAAGTCAAATAGTAAGTTTCAAAGCTATCATAAAAGAACTTTACTGCCGGATCTGAAAAGTCGTACTTACTTCTTATAAAATTGCCATAATTAACAAATAAATCAGAGTCTTTGAGTAGTGCGCCTACAAAACATATCTCGGCTTGTATATTTGAAGCACTATATTCTTCTACCAATCAATCATCACCACCAATTATCCAAAAATATCGTCAACCAAAGCAGATATATCATCTGAATTATTTTTATCAGAATTATTTGAAACAATATATCCAATACTTTTAGCAACAATATTTTCGTTTTTTTCTATTTCTTTTTCAGCTTCTATAATCCTTTGTTTTTCAAGCCATTTTAAATAGCTATCGTATTTATTAACCAAAATTGACAAGTCATAATTAATACGCATATCAGAACTCATTACAATTCCTTTTGTTTTGTTCCTATCTGCAATACCATTTAACATATCAATTTTTCTTTTCCACATATCAAGAAGATGTTCTGGCGGTATTCCAACAGACATTCCCTTAAATGTGCCATTGTAAATATTGCCCAATTTTTGCCATATTGTCGTTGGAATAATTGTGACATCATACGCATCCTTTATAAACTCAAAAACATTTTCTTTCGTAATTAACAAACTTAGATATTGATAGGTTTCTTTTTTTATCTGATCCAGATTATTAAGTATCCATGTCCATTTCTGTGAAACATCTTCCCTTTTCATTTTTGAGCGTTTGTTGCATATATTGATAAAACAACTACTATGATATGTCTGTTTATCATAGTAAATTGCATCATCAATATCGTCATTGCTTATGTAAAAGTATTCTTTGCAACATCCGCATTTTCTTTTTATTCCCATGTGTTGTTCGTCTTTTATATACTGCATTAGTCCACCTTTACATAAGAAAACTTATTACTGAAACATATCAAGAACTTTCTGTAAAACGGTAGCATCCGTTACATTTTTAAATGCTGTAGGAAGTCCTGCTGCTTTCAACTTGTCCCCCATTTCTTTCTTATCAACAGGTGATAGTGCATTTTTCTTTGCAATAATCTCTTTTTTAATTGCTTCAATATCTACACCAGAACTATTTTCTTCAACAAATTCTTCATTTGCTGGTTCACCAACTTTACCAAGAATCTCTTTACTATAAATATCCTGCTCAACGTCAACAGCCTTGGTCAAATCATTTTTAACAACAAACGCCTTTTTATCTGCCGTCTTATCAATAACTGCCTGCCAATCTACTAGTGTAGGATCTTCAATAATAATATTATCCTCATGTGTATGTGTTCTATCCTTCTTAACATGAGCGCATACAACACCATCTTCATTTCTGAACATACGAATTTCTGTCTTGACATTATATGTCATACCCTTAAAACCATCGGGAATCTTCCTGCCAGTTGCTACACTCGCAGTAGAACCATCTTCCTGCTTAATTGTTTCTTTTTCATCTGTTTCTCTTGCAGTCACAATATAGTGAACACCAGACGCCATCAGGTCAAGAATCAAATCCTGCCCCTTAAAGTTGATAGTCTGGTAATCTTTGAACTCTATACTTGCCCCCTCAATTTTTACGAGTCGGGCATCACCTATCAGACCATCTTTGTCAGCCTTTACCTTGTTTCTCTTTTTAGAAAACTCAATCAATCCCTGTTTTGTTGTCAGGTTTAAAATGGTGGTACCATCAACAACAATTGCATCTGCCCTAAATGGCTCACCATCTGCATCAATCACAATCTCATCAGTTTCATTACCAGTTTCTTCATCAAGAACATATAAATCCTCATCATTCTTTACCTTTGCAATATACTTTCTTACTTCCCCTAGGGACTGTGTATACACAATATAAATATTCTCAAGATCCACACCGTTCGCTTCTAATTCACCCAAATAATCATCAATAGAACCAGTTTCAGGATCAAGATACAATATCCTAAACGGTTTACCATCTGGACGCTTGAAATATGCTAACTGCATAGCCATAGTGGATTTACCTGTAAACTGTTCACCATATAAAATCATTCCCAACTTACTCTGAGTTACTGACGCTTTGCGAGCTTTTGCCATAAATAAAATCCTCCTAATTTGTAATTTCTACTTTTTTATAATTAATCAATACATTAAATCTAATATAATTCATGATAATTGTGATGTGCCATATTTATTGTATGACACACCATATTTATTAATTAAATCACCACGCTTCATCTTCATCATTGCCAGAGTCCAAATCAACTTCTCCCCAATCATCACCACCAACATCGCCTCCAAAATCATTTTCCGCTTTGTTTGCCTGTGCAATTTTTGCCATAGCTTCTGTAACATTTGCTTCTGTGTAGAGTTCCTTGTCAACAGTAGAACCTTTTGCGTTGGTAATGATAAATTCTCTCTTTGTAGGTGCAAGAACCTTCTCCATAGATACTTCTTCGCCCCAATTGTCATCGTCATCTTCAACTATTTCAGTCTGCGCAGATGCTACCATATGACCACTGACTTGAATTGCATTATATGGCTTTAAGGATTTTTTGAACTTATTTGCCAAATCCTTATTTTCAATAATAAACTCAACGTCCTCAATGTTGTTGTATGTAACAATCTTCGCAGATACAATAAATCTTCCAGTCAGTTTGTCATTTTCCTTTTCCTGATCAATATTCATAAATACAATGACCTGAATAAAATCATTCTGTTGGGTAAAACTCTCATCACTAAAATTAATTTCTGAACAAAGTGAAATCTGATTAGGAACCAGTTTAGTGGATGTCTTTTTATTGCTGCTATCATCTAAAAAGCTACTATAATCAAGACTTCCTCTGATAAATACGCTTGCGCCGTCTTTTAGGTTCTCTTTAACTTCCTTACAAGCATCAAAATCTGTCATAACTTTTTTATCATTTACAGTTTTGCCTTTATCATCTACTTTTTTCTTTACACCAATATTTTTACCAATCAGTTTAAATCCTTCACGATTATAAGTAAGTCGATTTGCCCAAGGAACTTTTACTGTTTTAGGCTTTTCTCCCTTATTTTGCGATTTTTTTGAAAATGTAACTTCATCATATTCCATTCCCTGTAAATTAACATAAAGCGTGCTGCCTTCATCGTATTCAACTCCAAAGTTAATTATTCTCATGTCCTTATTACTCTTGGTCTTAATTTCCTTATAAAAATTCTCTTTCTCTACTCCACTGACAATACCTTTCAACTGGAATGAACCTTTGGTTTCTGGTAAGTCAAATAATCTACCTTTTTTCTTTGTTTCCGCCATTTTTTAACGTCCTCCTCAAAAAATAATTTTCTCTTATATATTTTGTTATTCAATTTTTATTTAAACAGCCTATTCAGACTGGAACATAGATTTTAAATCTATATAAATTCTATGTGAAACAGTGGTTTATGGCTAAATTGGGCGTAATTTAACCAAGGGTATGCTGTTCCACCCATAATAATCGCATTTATTCAGTTGTATTAATGGGAAATATTTATGATTTTTATATGGATTCTATTTATTATAGACTTCTATTGTTGTTCCTTATAAAACAAACGAACTTCTACTCATTACTCTCTGTATAAAGTGAACCAAAATGATTAATATACAGGCTATCTTCTTATATTGATAGTTCCTAACTGTCTTTCTGCCCACTCTCTGCAATTAACATTAACTGCTAATGGCAGTTCCATTTTTGACAATGTATTTGTTAAATTGTCTATTTCTTGAATTGCTTTCTCTTGGTATTTGCATACATTGGATTTACTGCAATTTTTGCAATTCTTTGTGTTATTTACTTCTGCAAACATTATTTCTCCTTATATTTTTTCTTTATTCCATCTTCCCAAATCAACTTATTTATGATAAACTATTCTTACTCTTAATTTAAGGAGGGATCACACATGTTAAAAAAGCTTTTGATCTCGCCCGCACTTAAATTTTAAATACATCCTATGGCGGGTTTATTACATCCTTAATTGTAATAGCTATTAAATCATAGGGTATAGTGTAAGAATAGTTATATCTTTAACTATTTACCTAGTGCTGTAGGTCATATTTTAGTGTTGCATCTATATTGATGTTGAAATTTAAGTAAAATTAAGGCGATTGACATTTAGGCAGCACACTAAATGTTCTTTCGGATAATTCTATAACATAAGCAATTTAACAATTTGAATATGTATTACATATTTCCCTTTTATTTTACATTTCTTTTACAAATCTCACTTCATCATGCGCCGGAATTACCTTTTTCGGAATACGAACAAGCGTTGCTGTCTGAATTGTTGGTTTATCATATGTATAATAATAATCAGTAAAATATAATCCGCTTCTCGTTACTGACAAAATAATAAATAAATCAAATCTGTCAATAATACTTTCTTCATTAGGGTAATCTTCAATATTTTTGTCATATGATACTAATTGATATGTAATATCCTGA